CTTTCCACCTGCAGCCCGTTTCCTTTTCTGCAGTAGCTATGTTGTAATGAGTTGGGTAGTCTTTTGCTATATATCTTTCAGTTGCTTCCTGTATCGTTGGTTCAAGCTTCAAACATCTGGGATCAGCCCAAAGCAAAGACAATCCCGATATAGATAAGCAAAGCAATAGTGTAAATCTTGTCATAAGGGTCTCTCCAATCAATAAACCCGACTTTTAAAACTCTTGTGATGTAGTAATAGACTAAGCCAGCCGAGGCAAGTGCTACTTTTCTGGCTATTGCACTCAAGAGTGTTGGCTGGTCATAAACATAGAAAAAAGCTACAAGCATAAACACAATAGCAAGGGCAACATCAACGCTGTAATGCTTCAGTATTCTTCTTAGCAACTCTATTGCTTGCATGTGTCTATAACCTCCCTGAGTAGCTGATTTTCTCTTTCAAGTCTAAACATGTAATTGAGTAAAGACTGCAATTTTTCAGTAGCTGGCTGGTCGGGTTTAATGACTGGTCTTTCTGTTTTTGGGATGTCAGGGATAGGGCATTTAACGATAACTTCTTTTTCTATCACTTGCGGAGCTGTAGCACAGGAGAACAAGGACAAGCTAAGGGCTAAAATGCTTACTCGCTTCATCTATCATCTCCTTTAACGCTTTGCATTCGTCTGTATCTGTATTTGGTGGGATGCTCACTTGTGGGACAGGTTCTGTGGCTTTCTTCAAGAGGGTGGTATATCTCTGTTCTATCTTTCTTTTGTCAAGTTCGCATTTGTTTTTTAGTTCAGAATAAAGCTGTGAGTATTTGAGAAGGTTCTCTTGTGTGGCTTGAAGTTCTGCCTTGCACATAGAAAGCTTCTCTATTGTCTGAAAGTGTGTTTTGCGTTCAATAAACAAGCCAACCGCCGTTAGCCCGTATGCTACCAGCATAGTAAAAAACAAAGCCCAGCTCATGGGAACCTGAACCTCATTTTCCTTCTTACTGTGCCACCAAACCCTCCACTGCTACCACTTACGCTGCCAAACCTCTCCATCCATTCATCCCTTCTTTTCTTTGCGGAGAACCTTAAGTCTCTTTTTACTACAACCTCGTTCCACTTGCGGTTTGCGGAGAACCTTAAGCTTCGTGTGATTTGCACATCGTAGTTTGCCATCACTTCACCTCGTAGACTATCTCGTTTGCTGTCTCTCTTAACTTACTCACGCTTGCGTATTGAGTTTTAAGTCTGTTTTCTATCTCCCCCACTGTAAGCCCGATCAAATCCTCTTTTCTTAGTATAAAACCTTTTTCTACATGAAACTCGTAAGCATCTTTCACTTGATTGTTCTCAATCACAAACACATACTGCATATTCACACCTCCTTCAAGCCCTTGAAAGTTCTAAGATGTAAGTAAATGTAATTGTGTCCCCAGTTAAAACTGGAATCGGAGTAGCAAGCACTGAGCGGTCAAAGAAGTGCCACGTACTCCAACTAGGGCAAAAACTCCACACGGCGTGTTCAGAAATAATGGCTGGTGCGGAGTATGAAAGTACAGCGACAGAACGCAGTTTGTATATTTGACTTGTCGTGTCAAAGAAATAGTTGTAAGTAGAGGCACTTACAGGAGTTGTTTGTATCGGAGACCGTAGCGCAGTATCTGTAAAGCTCTCAGGATCTGTTCCTGTTCCAGAGGTGTGTCCTAAGGCTATAGACCATACGTAGGTTCTTGAAAAGTTATTGTCGTCGTTATGAAACGCCCCAAGGGCTTTTAGAAGCGTGATCATTCCTCTGTTTGTGATGAGCTTTTGGCTTTGCAGTCCGTAATCAATTTCCTCTCCATTCTTTGTTCTTTTCTTTGCATAAAGCTTGCTCCCAACCACCAAAAGCTCCGCCTCTGGCAGTATTAGTTTTCTAAAAACTCTCAAAAGCTTGTGTCTCATTTATTCCACCTCCATAACTCTAATTTCCTTGTTGTTTGCGTAGACATACACTTCAAAGCCGGGCAGGAAGTTAAAGGAAATGCTGTCTCCCGAGGCAAGCTTAAATCCGTTTGTGTTATCTACTGTGCTGTTTCCTACATAGACTTCCGCATCAGACACATTCTGAATAATCACCCACCTCGCCTCGGGGTCAAGGTCTATCTGCACTCTACCGTTCACTGTGATCGCCCTTGTTCTTATTATTCTCCTTAGGGTTTCTTGACTTAGCGGTCTGTATTCATAACTCATAGTAGCCTCCTCTTGGCTTGTGCTCTAACTAAAGCGAATAAATAGATGTCGTTGTTCGCATACTCAACAGAGAAGTCTGTTAAGGGTAGCTTGCTGTAAAGCTTCTGCAAAATTGCATCAACCTCGGACTGAAACTCGTCAAACTGAGTAAGCTTCTTTTTGTGTGCTACGATGATAACAAAGCTTGAGACTGCGCCGTTTTTGTCTATCTGTTCTCTTTCTAAAAATACACTCATAAGCTTTTGGGTATCTGCTCGGAGTTCTTCTGGGTTTTTGTATCCAAGGACGTGGGTGTAATCTGGGAACAATCCGTTCAGTTCTGCATACAAATCCAGAAGCCTCATGCCCTCTTCACCTCATACGCCTTTGGTGTTGCTCCCGTTGTGGTCATTGTTTGCGCATTGAAAAGGTTCTGCAGTTCGTTTTGCATCTTGAGATACATATCAGACTTTTCGTAGTATTTGCTGTCTTCAGACTGGGCTAATCTCAGATACAGTCTTCTGAGTGCTACTATTTTTGCGTATTCTTTTGCCCACTCAAGCCCTGCGGTGTTTAAGTCTGTCGGCTCAACGCCATATAAGGCCAATGTTCTTTCCGTGTATATATTAGCAAAGCTTATATCAGTATCAGATGGGCTTATGGGTTCGTCTGTAAAGTCTGCATTTGTAATGAAAGTAAAACTCATAGCACTCCCTCCAAGGCTTTCATAAACTCTACAGCCACCTTCCGTGCCCTGTCTTGCAGATTTGCAAAGAAGAATGGATAGGGTTTGCTACCGGGATGGCTAACTCTCTTTCTAAAGCTGTAGCCCTCGGGAGTTGGAATTTTTAGGGCTTTTCTTCTTTTTGGTAGTATAGCGTGTGGCTTAGTGCCAAACTCCACATACTTAGCATAATCCGCCTGTGCTATGATCCGTGCGGAGTTCTCTGTTGCCATATACCAAGTAATAGACCTCTGCAGGTTGCCCGTGCGTGGTTTGAACGCCCGCCCCGCATCTATCCAGTCGTGGATGTCTTTCACATATGTCTCCGCCGCTATCATTATCGCTCTCCTAAGCCTTTTTTCTACTGCGCCTTGCTGGAGTATCTGCGGGAGCTTCTTGGCCTTCAGTTCTATCTTCATCTTCAATAACCTCTATCTGATTGCCGTATATGGCTATAAGGCGCCTCAGGAGTTGCTCCGGCACGGGGTCTATAGACACGCCATCTTTGAAATTGATAACGCCCCCGGGGAAGTAGAGGGGGCTATCTCCTTGCCATGGGATTTTCACTCTCTTCATGGTTAGTTATTGATGTTGACTATCTTAGCTACGTCCCACTTATTCTTAGATGCCATGCTTACATACCACTTGAGCCTCCATTTTCTCGCATCCTTGTCTTGAACCTTTCCGACCTCCTCTATCACCACGCCCGCATTGTCTCCCATGTACACACCGTGCACCGCAGTTTGCCCAAGCCTCACCGCATACACGGAGGTTAGTCCTGAGGTGATAGGGATGTATTCATTCCTCAAAATCGGGATACCGTTATAAGCCAGCACGGGTCTCCCGAAGTTGGGCAACATCACTTGCTCAGGAGTGACGTAAAGAGTTCTGAGTAAAGCTTTAATGGAAAGGTAAGTCCTCGGATGCACTATGATTGCGGTGGGCTCTGCTCCGGCGGGGAACTTTTCTAAAAGTTGATCAAGTAGCTGGAACGATATTGGAGCACCGCCTGAACCCGCATCAACTACCATACTTGGGTCTACAAACTTGTCCAAACCATCGAACTCGTTTGGGTTTGCACTGTCCCCTCTTATGAACAGTCTTTTGAAAGCTCTCGTGATTGCTTCCGATGCTGCCAGAGTTTTCTCAAGCACGCGGTCCACGAGCTGTTCCACTGCGGTGGCTTCAAAGTTGTAGACTACCACATCCGCAGCGATCATTGAAATCCTGTTCTGCATGACGGTGCCGACGGTGTCCACCTCAGGGATGGTTCCGTAAGGGTCAACAACGGATGCGGTAGGAACATCGCCAGTCCTATACCAGCTATAGATGTTCGTCTGACTTTTTGTAAAAGGCAAGAGGGCAAATAGTTCATCCTTGTCTGCCATATACTCAATAACTGCCCTTTCGGTTGTTTCTGCAGAAAGTCTGCCAGCCAAAACCTTCAACACACTCATTTCATACCTCCTTTAGGTTTTTTAGGTTTCTTTGCCATGTTTAGACACCTCCTAAAAGTTTTTTCAAAGCTTGTTTTAAGCGTTCTTCTGGGGTTTGCGGTTCTGTTTTTTCTGTGGTGTGAGGAGAACCAGAACCGCTAACGGCTTTGACGAGAAAAGGATTTTCATTCAAAAACTTCTCAATAGCAGTATCCACATCCTCGCCGTCTATAAGTACCTTACCGTCCTTGACTTCTATCTTCTTTTCTGCTTTCAGTAGCTTCAAAGCTTTATCTGCGTCTATTACCTTGTCTGCAAGCTTGCTCTTGACTTTGTATTCAATCAACAGTTCTTCTTTCTCTTTTTGCAGTTGCTTGAGTTGTTCTTTGTATTGCTTTTCTATCTCTTTAGCTTTCTTTCTCTCTTGTTCTAAAGCCTCGTAAAGCTTGCCTTTCTCTTCTAATACCTTTGCTTGCAGATCGTCCCAGTTTTCAAAACCGAGATACCTTGCCTGTTCGTCAAGGTGCTTTTTGACAATCTCTTCCACGTTGACGGTTTCTACTGTCTGTTCAGTCTTTTGCTGTGTTTGTTCTTGTGTTTGTTGTTCTTGCCTTTCCTCCATCACTTACCTCCGCAGTATTTTTGAAATAGTTCCTCAGCCTTTGCCTTGATGCTATCCTCTCCGTGCATGCCTGCTAAACGGATTGCAGACCTCAGCATGTAGCAGTTGATAGAGCCGTCTTTGTTTTTGTATGGATATCTGCGATTTTTGGGGTCAAGGAAGTAGTCTTCGGGTAGTTTCTCCCTCTCACTCTCTCTATCCAGCCACTTCAGTCTGTCAGTCGGAATATTACGCACTTCGGGCATGGTATGGAAAGATAGAACTAAGGGTTTTTAGTTTTTTCGCATTTTGCGAGGTAGGGGCGCTTATATTTTTACTTAGGGATGGGATTAACACACGATCTTGACGATGTGAAGAAGATTGAGAGAGAGCTTGATAAATACGACAGTCTATTTTTGAAAGCAAGTGAGGTCGCAAAGCTTTTAGGTGTGTCTGTGAGATTAGTGCATTATTACTGTCAGCGTGGGGAAATTTTTGCAATAAAACTCAGACCACGAGAGGAAAAAAGAAAAAGCAAGGGAGGGAGCTGGCTAATTTATAAGGAAAGCTTGATAGAGTTTCTGCTCAGGCGGAACAATTACGAAGTGCTTTGAAGTCTAAGGTCTCTACTCTCTTTTATTTTGATGAACTCACAGTAGCTTCTAAGCCTGCTAAGAAGAGCTTCCGGGAGTGACTTAGCTAAGTCCGTGAAACTGTTGGAAGTGATGAAAAGATACCTCTCTTGCAATTCTGCGAAATATAGGATTTCTTGCACGAGTTCAAGTCTGGGCTGTGGGAGGGTAGCGATGAGGTCATCTATCATAAAGCAGTCGTAGTCTTTGTATGAATTGTAAAGCGTTTTGAGGTCTGGAAAAGCTACGCACGAGAGATACAGAGGGTTTGAGATTTCTCTATACTGAAGAAGCTTGGCTATTTTCCACGTGCAGGCAATTGATTTCCCCACACCGGGCTTACCATCAAGGATGGCGCCTCTCTTCCCGATCTCTCTGACCTTCTTTATAGCTTCGGTTTCTTTTACTCCGTTCAATGCGATTTTCAAATACTTTTCAGGAAAACCGTTAGCGAGCATCGTGGTATATATTCTTTCCTTATTCAAAGCCTTGGGTAGTATGCTGACCGTTTTCCCGTCTTCAACCATAAAGAAGTTCTCATATTCGTGGATTTTGGTATTTGGGAATACAGCTCTAACTTCTTCTATGCTTTTATACACCTTTCTCATCTCTCGCCCTCCCACTCTAAATCCAAAAGCTTCCATACATACCCTTCGTCATCAAATAACCCTTTCAGTTGCACTGTTGCCCACACCATACCTAACTCCTCGTTGATTACTGCGAGTTTGTATATCTTGTCCTTGTAGCTCACGGTCTCCACATCTATAAGCTCCGTCTTCCCCTCCAGCAGCTCCTCCTCTGCAATTTTGCGGAGGATGTTTCTTATTGGTTCAGGTCTGGCTATAAGCTTTTTGTATAAGTCTTTCGTCATAGCATTCCCTCCTACCACGAAAAGTTGTCGTCATCAGAAGAAAACGGCTTTTCTTCATCGCTCCAGCCTCGCAGGTAGTAGTCTTTACCTCTTTGGTTCTCGGTGCTACTCCACTCGCTCCCTTTTGCGTTTTTCAGGTTTGGTAGCTCCCTTCGGAATTGTAGTATTCCGTTCCACTCTCTGCGGGACTGTTTGAATGCTTCGTAGTCCCGCTTCAACT